TATCAAGGGCCCAGGTGGTTACTATTCTAGTAAACAAAGAAGCCAAACGTTTAAATGGCAAAATCAAAGACTAACCAATACAGGAGGAAAGTATGAAATATACATTAGTCAAAAGAGTAACGTTCTCGTACAAGGGAGCGGAAGATTCAGTGAGTATAATAAAAGAAGCTAACTCATTGGAAGATGCACTTAAATATAAAGTAGGTGCGGAGATGTTAGAAGAACCAGCAGATAATAAAAAATTTGAAATTCTTATTAACATTAATGATGCATTTGATTATATCAAAGAGCCAGCAAAACCTTTGCTGCTTACGGATGAAGTTAAAGGTCAAAAAGCATCGTAATGCCGGAACTTAAAGAAGAACATTTTGAGGTTATAGATAGCAACAAGGCTAAAAATTTTGACAGAGAAAATACTGCCAAACTTAATCAAGCTCGTGATATCTATAACCGTACCAATGGTCTACAAAATATTTCCGAGCATGAACTTAAAAAATTTAATGGGTTGATGAAGTACGGAATATGATGTCAGAAGCCGACATAAAAGAATACCATAAACTAGTTGAGAAACTAGAACTGCTAAAAAAGAAGGGGACTCCGACAGATGATCGGGGTCCAGCCGATCTTACAAAAAGAATAGAAATATTAGAATTTAGAAACGAAAAGCTACACAAGTACAATGAAAAATTAATTGAAGAGGTTAGATCTCTTCGATCTAAACTATACGTAAAGGAGAACTAATGATTACTGGAGATAGTGCTGAGTATAACTTACTTGCAAAATGGGCAGATCAATTAAGTCCCCGAGACTTTTATTTAACCGTAGAAATAGGAGTCAGAGAGGGTTATGGTTCTGATGTCATTATGGAAAATTTAAAGAACCGTCCTAACTTTCATATTGGTATTGATCCTTACGGAGATATTATTTACGATCACGTTGATATGCCTCCAGGTACGATTCCTAGATGGACAGACTTTGAAGGTAATCTATTGTACAATGATGATGGGTCTTACAAGATACCAACGTATCCTAATTCAATGAAACAGAATTTTTTAGAAGCATTCAAGAAACACGAAAATTTTATATTGTTTCAATTGGAAGACCAAGAATATTTTAATGCGTTTGGTAATGGTGTACCTATTTATTATAAAGGAGATAAAAAAATTATGAACAAATATGATTTTGTTCATTTTGATGGACCACATACTACTGTGGCTGTTTTAAACGAAGCTTTATTTTTTGCTAATCGTTCTAATCCTGGTGCTAGATTTGTCTTTGATGATATAGATACTTACGACATTAAACATATTACTCAAGCTTTAACCTACTATGGTTTTAAACTATTAGAAAAAGGTGGGAAAAAAGTCTGTTTAGAAAAAACAAATAGATTGGTTCTCTAATGGGTTATAAGAATCCTTACGACGAAAGACGAATACAAAAGGATTTTGAATACATGAACTCGGAACGAGGATATGTAACACGAACTATCACTGCTAAGTTTAAACCTAGTTATAAAAAGTATGGTGGCCACATTCCTAGAATAGATAAAAAAGAATTTTGGAGATTGTATATGAATCATATTATTAATATGAAAGAAAAATTTCCAGGAACAGATGGTAGAATTTGTAGGTATTGCGAGCAACCATTTACATTTAAAGCTAGACGTGGAACTAGAGGTAAAGGATATCAAGGACGTAAAGGCCAGATAATAACTAATTTTAGTATAGATAGATATGACCCAAGATTGACGTATATGACTGATAATATTGTCTTTTGTTGTGTGTCTTGTAATGATAAAAAAAGAGATAGTAATCCAAGTGACTGGTTAAATTATTTAAGAGTTGGATTGGAGTTTAAACGTGATTAGAATATTAATTTTACTATTGTTGTTAAGTGGATGTGTTAAAGACTACGACCTAAACCCTTGGACAACAATCCTAAAACATACATTGAAAGGAAGCTATGATAAAACTAAATAAAAAATTTTACTACCCGACTTCGACTCGAAAAATAATTGACGGTAAGAGACATTACCTGGTGGGTGACGAAAAGTTACCAAGTGTTACAAGTATATTAAAAGCTTGTGAAAGTGAGGAGAAGAAAGCTTCATTGGAAGCGTGGAGATCTAGAGTAGGAGAGGCCGAAGCTACAAGGATCACGGACAATGCTGCATCAAGAGGGACTCTTATGCATACGATTCTTGAGGGACATATCTTGAATAGACCGGTTATAGATTTAACGCCGGAAGGACAACTAGCCACGAAGATGGCAAGACAAATCGTGGACCAGGGATTAACAGATAAGCTAGAAGAATTGTGGGCAGCTGAATGTGTTTTATTTTATCCTGACATGTACGCAGGGGCCAGTGATGGAGTCGGAATCTATGAAGGCAAGGAAGCAATAATAGATTTTAAACAAACCAATAAACCCAAAAGAAAAGAATGGATTGAAGATTATTTTTTACAACTAGCAGGATATGCTATTGCCCATAACCAAATCTATCAAACTAATATCCAGTTTGGAATCATTCTAATGTGTAGTAAAGACTTATACTACCAGGAATTTCGCGTAGAAGGCGAAGAATTCAGACATTATGCGAACGAATGGTGGAAGAAAGTAGATCAATATTATAGGCAGAAAAAAGAATGGGAAGAATTAGTTGACAGGGCCGGGATGTAATGATATAGGATATTACATGAAAGGAATAATATGAAAAAAATGATTACATACTATAAAGGTAAGATTAAAGACTATCCTGGAGCTGAGAAAACAAAGGTCAAGTATCCTGCCATAGATTTGAAAGGAACTACGTTTTGCAAGGCTAAAAATTGTGATAATCATCTATACAAAAATGAAAGCCCTAATTTAAGGGGTTATTGTATGGACTGTGGCTAAAATACAACAGTAGTGTGGCATAAATGCAACACTTTCCCTCTGGGCTACGGTAAAAGCCCCTATAGACTTTTTTTGCCAGAAAAATTTTTTTGTTTTTCAATTTACGAATCGTGGTTACAATGGTTACAATGGGTTTGAATGTACTATTATTTGCTAATACCAACAGTTCTAGACGATATTTTTGTAACAAATCTTGGTTACAATGTGGTTACAGTGGTTACAATGCAGTAAAATCAACGCTTTTAACAAACCCGTACGCGCGCATATGAATTGAGTTTTTGAAAAAAAGTTGCCTAGAGAAAAAACCTATAGGTGTTATACAGAGGTATGAAAAGAAAAAAGTCAAAATATAAACATGCAGTAATAGGTAAAAAGAAATATTATTTTTATTCTATAGAATGGATTGATCCGTGCGGAGATTCGGGCCATGCTGAAGCTGCTGATGTAAAAGATTTAAAACCTGCAAAGATGATGACTCAAGCTTATGTTTTTGATAAAGATAACAAATATGTTTGGACGTTTGCTTCTTATGATACTGAGTCTGCAGTCTTTTCTGATCGTAATGTATTTCCTAAATCAATCGTAACTAAAATGGAAAAGGTTAGTCTTTAACTTCTTCTACCACTTCTGCTTCTGAATCTATAATAGGTTTGTAAGTCTTTAAAGCTTTCTCTAACATTTTATCTAGCTCAGCTTCTTCCATGTTGTCCAGGTCCTTGTGCAAATGTAAGTGATTATTATTTTGGAATCCGGCGGCTTTACCTCTAGCTACCTCTGCATTTACTGCAGCACTCCAGGCCTTTGATTGCCTTGCTTCATCCCGCAATTGCCCGAGTTCACTATAATGAGATTCTTTTGTGACATCATATTTTTTTAATTTTTCTGATTTTAACCTGCCTATGTACTGACTAACTAAAGGATAGAGAGAAGGGTTTTGAAGCTTACTAGCAGAAACATAGGCAGAATTAGGATCATAGCCTGCCTCAATTGCACACTCAGTGGCAGTCTTCCTACCTTCTTCGGCAACAACTAAATTAGCAAACTTGATTTGTTTTTCTGTAAGTCTCTTTGGTAAACCCATGACTTGCAATATAAGATATTTTTGATATATGTTCAAGCATGGTATCAGGAAAGCTATTAAGACAGGCCCTAGACAAGTTTATGAAATCGCCAGTGGCACAAGAGGCAAGAGTTCAAGTGTGCTTACCAGACGGAAAATTTTACGACATCAAGGACATTAAATTAATGGAAAACAAAATACTTGGCGTGCGTGAAACTCATAGATTGGTGATGACATTGTATACTTCGAAGTGGAATATGGGTGAAGTTATTAAAAAAATTGATTAGCCAAAGAGCAACACACTTAGCCTGAAAAATGATTAAAGGTGAGACTAAATTTTGGCATGAAATTAAAGCGTTCAATATTAAAAATAATTGCAAATTATCATTTACACGCTTGGAAAATAGTGCTGCACACGGGACTCCTGATCTATTGGGCTATAATAATTCTGGCCACTTTTTCACTGTAGAATTAAAGCTAAATTTGGCTAAAAAAATTCGATTTTCTCCGCACCAAATTGGCTTTCATTTGACTCATCCGAACAATAGTTTCATCATGCTAAAGACCCTCGGTCCTTTAGCCATAAAACTTTTTGAGGGAAGGTTTATTGAAGATTTAATTAAGGGGAAGGCAGATCCGTGTGCCACGGGTATGGAGTCAAGTCTTAAATTTCTACAAAACGTTTAGCGTCCTACATATTATAGGACAAATGTCAATGGACAAAGTGTCGCGGCTCGAGAGAAGAGCTTGTGGGCGGGACCCACCCTTTTTTTATTTTTTTAAACTTGCGACCTGTGGCCTCCACCTGTGGACCATGGTGCGTGCTTGCGGGCGGGACCCTCCCTATTTTTTTATTTCTGCTTGTTAGCTTCAATGATGTCAGTGTAGGGTACCGATTCATCAATAGCTTGTTGCTTGAGGGCTGGTGGAATACTACCAGCCCTCTGTTCCTTACCCTTGACTAGCCGCCACTGTTTCAGACGGACATTGCAATGGGTTTCTAGGAATTTGTTTCTAATGTTGACCATAAGAAATATTT